AAGAGTTGCGAATCCTTATGAAAAAATCAGGTATCCCAGTATATCGTGATGAAGCTCCTTCAAAAGCTAAGTATCCGTACATTGTGTATGAATTTGTTAATGAACAACAATTAAGAGCGTCTAATAAAGTTTTAAAATCAATGCCAATGTATCAAATTGCAGTTATCACAAATGGAACTGAAAAAGATTACGAGCCGTTAAAGGCTGTTTTTAATGAAGCAGGCGTGTCTTATTCTCAATTTGATGGAATGGGTTATGACGAGAATGATGACACCATAACGCAGTTTATAACGTATGTGAGGTGTATCCAGTAATGGCATCAAATAATAATGGTTTTGCTGATGCTTTGGAAGATATTAATACGCTATTACGGGTAAATAAAAAGGTAGAAAAACAGTTTTTAGAAGAAGCAGCTAATTATTTTATTAGCAAGTTAAAACCAAAAATTAAATTGTCCAATAAGAATAAGAAAACTCATTTAAGAGAAAGTTTGAAAGTCGTTGTGAAAAATGATCTTGTATCTGTGGAATTCGAAGATGAGGCTTGGTATTGGTATCTATATGAAAATGGCCATAAGAAGGTAAGTGGCAAAGGTCGTGTGAAAGGTAAACACTTTGTACAAAATACTTTTGATGCAGAGGGCGACAAGATAGCCGAAATACTAGCTCAAAAAATAGTAAACAAAATGGGAGGATGATAGAAATGACAGTCACAAATAAGGAAATTCAATATAGTGTAGGTGTGGAAGATTTATATTTATGCATGATGGCAGGAGATGAATCCACTGATAAACTTCCTACTTTTGAAGAGGAAATTTATAAACAAACAAATATTTCGGATTTAACGATTTCGACTACATCTACTAATTTTACAAAATGGGCTTCAAATAAAAAAATCATTAACATTGTAAAAAATACGGCGTTTGGATTAGCTTTTAATCTTGCTGGTCTAAACCGTGAAGTTAAGGATAAAATCTTTGGGAAAACACGTACGAAAGGTGTTTCTTTCGAAACAGCTAAAGCGAGAGAGTATCCTAAATTTGCAGTTGGTGTTGTATTCCCTCTAAATGATGGAACAAAACTTGTACGTTGGTATCCAAAATGTACAATAGCACCCGTAGAAGAATCTTGGAAAACACAAGGTGATGAGATGACTGTGGATGACATTGCTTACACAATTACAGCTGATCCATTGTTATTTAATGATGTTACACAAGCTGAATTAGATACTGGTGCAGCTGATGCTAAAGGTATTAAAGTTGAAGACTTCTTAAAGCAAGTTATTTGTGATGAGTCTCAATTAGCTACATTAGCAGCATGAACAAGACAACGATAGGAGGGATACTATGGCACGTTTAAGTGATTTAGTAAACGTTGATATAAACAGAGAAACAATTACGATTCAGGGTGTAGAATTTCCTGTTATTTTTACAATGGAGTCATTTCCTTATGTGGAGGAAGCATCTGGAAAGAAATTTCATGAATTCCAAAAAGAAATGGAAGATATGCTAAAAGACGGCGAAGTAGTTATGGGCGAACGTGAAATAAAATTAATGAGAATATTAATTTACGCAATGATGCGCGCCGGAGGAACGGAATGTACATTAGAAGAAGTAAAAGGATCTATTCCGACAATGGATTTACCTAATGTCTTTCAAGCTGCGATTAACATATTTAACAAACAAAACTTCCAAGTTGAAGATATGGAGAAGCTGAAGCAAGAAAAAAAGTAAAAAACATACTGAATAAAAATGAAGAATCTCAGTCCGAATTGGATTGGGATTTTTATTTTTATGTCGGTAATACGTTGCTTGGTTATAGCATGGACGACTTTTGGAAAATCACGCCTAATCATTTTCTAAAACAATATATCATGCATCTCCGATACAACAATCCAGATGCGTTAAATGAACAGAAACCAAAACAAATCTACACATTAGATCAAACTCCATTTTATTAAGAAGCGAGGTGAGAAAATGGCAGGAAATAATAAAGAAAGAAATGTCGTTCTTAATTTCAAAATGGATGGACAAGTTCAGTACGCTCAGACATTAAAGCAAATTAACATGGTCATGAACAACGCAGCGAAGGAATATAAGAACCATATTGCCGCAATGGGTCAAGATGCAACTGCAACTGATAAATTAGCAGCTGAAAAGAAAAAGCTAGAAATTCAAATGGAAGCAGCTAAAAAACGTACATCGATGTTACGTACCGAATATCAAGCTATGTCTAAGGATACAAATACAACAGCTGAACAACTTAATAAAATGTACGGTAAATTACTTGATGCAGAACGTGCTGAAACTACTCTTAATACCGCAATGAAACGAGTGAATGAAGGTCTTTCAGAGCAAGCGATTGAAGCGAGAGAAGTGCGGGGCACTTTAGGTGATTTACAAGAGGATTCTAAGAAGTTAGAAGCCGAACAAAAGCGATTAACAAGCTCATTCAAGCTTCAAAATGCCGAATTAGGGCAGAATGCCAGTGAAGCAGATAAGTTGGAATTGGCCCAAAAACAACTACGTCAGCAAATGGAAATGACGGATAGAGTCGTCCACAATTTAGAACAACAATTAAGTGCGGCAAAGCGTGTATATGGTGAGAATTCCACAGAAGTAAAGCAACTTGAAACGAAATTAAATCAAGCTAAAACTACATTAAAGCAATTTGAGAATTCATTGCATAGTGTTGGTCAAAGTGGTTCACAAGCTGCAGATGGCATGGAGCAACTGGGTAAGAAGTTAGACCTACACAATATGATGGAAGCCACTCAAATGCTTCAAGGGATGTCTCAACAGTTAATTGAACTTGGTAAAGCAACTGTAGGCATTGCAATAGATTTTGATAGATCACAAAGGAAAATACAAGCTTCGTTAGGCTTGACTCAAAAAGGCGCAGAGAATGTCGGAAAGATTTCAAAAGAGGTTTGGAAAAAGGGATTCGGTGAAAGTCTGGAAGAGGTGGATAATTCACTGATTAAAGTCTATCAAAATATGCGTGATGTTCCACATGAAGAATTACAAGGAGCATCAGAAAACGTTCTAACACTTGCAAAGCTCTACGATGTTGACTTAAACGAGGCTACTCGTGGAGCAGGACAATTAATGTCTCAATTTGGTCTATCTACACAAGAAACTTTTGATTTGCTTGCTGCAGGTGCTCAAAGTAGTTTGAATTACTCTGACGAATTATTTGATAATCTTGCTGAATATGCGCCGTTATTTAAGCAGGCTGGTTTTAGTGCTGATGAAATGTTTACCATTCTTGCGAATGGAACTGCAAATGGGGCTTATAACTTAGATTATATCAATGATTTCGTCAAGGAGTTTGGTATCACGGTACAAGAAGATTCGAAAAGTAACACCGAGGCATTTGGTCAATTATCGAAGTCGACACAAGAACTTTGGGAGAGTTTTAAGGCAGGGAAAGCGCCAGCGGCAGATGTTTTCAACTCTGTTATAAACGAATTGAAAACAATGGACGACCAGGTATTGGCGACACAAATCGGTGTAGCTCTTTTTGGTCCGAAATTCGAAGATTTAGGGAATAAAGTTGTATATAGTTTGAATGATGTTAACGGTGGTCTTGGTGATGTAAATGGCAGTATGGAAGAAATGAAAAAGATTCAAGAAGAATCACTTGGTCAAAAGTTTCAAAAAACATTAAGGGAAACTCAAACAGCAATTGAGCCGCTAGGAAAACAACTTGCGGATCTTGCTGCAGATATACTACCTAAAGCGGCCAAAGGAATATCAGATCTTGCTGAATGGTTTTCTAAATTACCGGAGCCGATTCGAAATTTTATTGCAATTGGAGCAGGTTTAACAATCGTTATTACCGCTATAGGTGCAGCTTTTGGAGTTTTATCTCTTGCAGTTGGGGCCCTCAACATTGCGTTGGGTCCACTTCTATTAATTATTGCGGGAGTAGCAGCGGCTATAACTATTATTATAGCCGTAGTAAAAAATTGGGGTGCCATAACCGACTGGCTTTCTGAAAAGTGGTCCCAATTTAAAGATTGGTTTGGTGAATTATGGTCTAGTTTAGTTCAGGCTTGTAGTGATGGATGGTCTTCCACAGTTGATTACCTTTCAAATGCCTGGTCCTCTTTTTTGGACATGGCACATAGTTATCTAGATCCATTGGTTCAGTTCTTTGTAGATTTATGGTCGGGAATTGTAGATGGTGCGTCAGAGTGGCTGTCGTCTCTTGTTGAAACAGTGACAGGATGGTGGTCCTCTCTTGTGGACAGTACATCAGAATGGCTATCTTCTGTAGTGGAAACAGCATCTTCTTGGTGGTCGAATCTTGTTCAAGTAGCATCTGAATTTTTTATGCAACTGTTCCAGAAATGGGTGGATACTTGGCAATCTATTTTTACATATCTGGACCCAATTATTTCATTAATTTCTACAGTTCTTGAGGCAGGGTGGTTATTGATACAAGCAGGTGCACAAATTGCTTGGGCTGCAATATCTCAATATATTATCCAACCGATTCAAGAAGCTTATGATTGGATGACGCAAAAAATTGGTGAATTGGTGAACTGGCTAAGTCAACAATGGGAATTTGCAAAGTTAGCCGCGCAAGTTGGGTGGTCTTTATTTAAACAATATATTATTCAACCAGTCCAGGAAACTTGGACTTTAGTAAAAGAAAAATTCACCGATTTAATAAATTGGTTAGGTCAGCAGTGGGAAACAGCAAAATCTTATACACTTGCAGCATGGGATTTAGTAAAACAGTATGTTATTCAACCGGTGCAGGAATTGTGGAGTTGGACGAAACAAAAGCTTTCAGATTTAGCTAACTGGATACTATCAAATTGGGAATCTATAAAAACTTATACACTTTCGGCGTGGAATGCGGTGAAGCAATATGTGATTCAACCAGTAACTGAAGCTTATAATACAGCAAAAGAAAAATTCACTGATTTATATAATTCGGCGAAAGAAAAATTTGATTCTGTGAAAAATGCAGCACAAGAAAAATTTGAAGCGGCAAAACGATTTATTATGGACCCGATAAGAGAAGCGGTTGATGGTGTAAAAGGATTTATCGATAAAATCAAAGGATTCTTTGATAATTTGAAGCTGAAAATTCCTAAACCTGAAATGCCTAAGCTTCCACACTTTAGTTTAACAACTGATACAACGACTGTTATGGGTAAGGAAATTAAGTATCCGACTGGATTTGATGTACAATGGCGTGCAAAAGGTGGTATTTTCACTCGTCCAACTATTTTTGGGATGAATGATGGGCGTTATCAAGGCGCGGGAGAAGCTGGACCGGAAGGAGTCTTACCTTTAAATGAGAAAACACTTGGTGCAATTGGAAAAGGAATTGCATCTACGATGCCACAACAAAGTAACGACCGCCCAATTATATTACAAGTGGATGGAAGAACATTTGCTCAAATTACCGGTGATTATACAGATCATGAAGGTGGAGTAAGAATCAGAAAAATAGAAAGGGGGCTGGCATAGATGCTATATGGTATTAAATTTGATGGTAAACATTCATATAATGACATGGGTTATACTATGCCAGCTGAAAGGGATATTGGATTTCCGTCAAAAGAAAAGATAGTTGTCCAAATCCCATTCTCGAATGTGGAATATGATTTCAGTGAATTGTATGGATCGCAAACTTATAGTCCGAGGGAATTAAAGTATCAATTCAATGTTTTAAGGAGAGGTAATTACACTCCACAAGCGATGCAAATTGAAAAAACAAAATTAATTAATTGGCTGATGAATACAAACGGCCGAAAAAAACTTTATGATGATACGATTCCTGGTTACTATTTTTTAGCTGAATTAGAGAGTGCAGCCGATATACAAGATGACTGGGAAACAGGAACTTTAACGGCTACATTTCGAGCCTATCCTTTTATGATTGCGGAATTAAGTGAAGGGCATGATATTTGGGATAGTTTTAATTTCGATTTAGATGTAGCACAAGTAACAGAATTTAAAGTGAATGGAACATTAACTGTTACGTTAATAAATAATGGCACTCCAGATGTTGTACCAGAGATTAAAGCATCAAGTCGAATGAAAATCATAAAAGACGAGGCTACTTACTCTATCCCATCTAGCGTTACAAAAAATAGTGATTTTGTACTTAAATCAGGAGAAAACGTACTTAAAATTAATGGTTATGGTACAGTTTCATTTCGTTTTTATAAGGAGCTGATTTAATGTACAAAGTTACGATTAGTAATGATGGCGTTGAGACATTAATCCATAGTGCTCATGTGGATGGTATAAAATTAGCTGCAGGTGTAATAAAAAAGGAAATCAATCTAATAGATTCGTTTAATTTTACTTTTCATATGAATAATCCTGGATTCAATAAAATAAGACCATTTAGGACGCTTGTAACCGTATTGAATACGAGAACAGGAAAGTATGAATTTGAAGGGCGTATATTAGGACCGAGTAAGAACATGGATAATAGTGGTTTGCACAGTGATTCTTATGTATGCGAAGGAGAACTTGGATATTTACATGATTCAGTTCAAAGGCATTTAGAATTCCGCGGGACACCACAGGAACTTTTTGCAAGTATTATTGAGTATCATAATTCTCAAGTAGAAGGCTATAAACGTTTTCAAGTAGGGAAAGTAACTGTTACGAATTCAACAAACAATTTATATCTATATTTATCAGCTGAAAAAGATTCATTTGAGACAATCAAAGAAAAGTTAATTGATAAATTAGGTGGAGAAATTAGAGTTCGTAAAGAAAATGGTATTAGATTTTTAGATTACCTACCACGTATTGGTGAAGATAAAAATACTGAAATTCGAATTGCTAAAAATTTAATAAGTATGTCTTACGACATTGATCCAACGGATATTATTACAAGATTAACACCACTTGGAGCCCGAATTAAGAGCGAGGATGAACAAGCTACAGATGCTTCTGAAGCACGCCTGACAATTAGGGAATTTAATAAAGGTATAGATTATATAGATGACCCGCAATTAATTAAAGAATTTGGGATTCAAGGTGGATCAGTAACTTGGGATGACGTAACGATAGCTAGTAACTTATTTTCAAAAGGAAGAGAATGGCTATCAAATCAAAAAACAGCTCATGTGCAATACAAAATTAGTGCATTAGATTTATTTTTAATTGGATTTGATATTGATTCATTCGAACCAGGTAATTCTTACCCAGTTAAAAATCCAATTATGGGCATCGATGAACGGCTACGAGTAATTGGTAAGTCATTAGATATTAATCATCCACAAGACGCAAGTTTAACAATAGGAGACAAGTTTAAAACTTTAAATCAATATCAAAGTGATTTAAAGAAGTCTACTCAAAGTATCAATGATTTACAACTAACAGTGTCCCAACAAATAACTAGAATAAGTTCTCTTTCCACAAGTCTGGGTGACGCAAAGAAAGAATTACAAATATTGAAGGATTCTGTTGGCGATGTTGATATGCAGACTGTACTTAAATCGGTATCAGATTTAGAAACGACTTTAAAGACAATTGAAGATGGAATGAAGGATCTACCTACATCAGAAAATATAATGCAGATTAATAAAGA